TATTTCTTTTATCATTCTCTAATTTATCTTCATACTCATAATTGGTGACTGGTATTGCAATATTTCCAGTATCAACTTGACTATCAGCAAAGTAATCATAATAACTTGTTGAATATCCGTCAGGAACTTCTAATCCCCCAGGGACTATAACAACTCCTTGACTGTTTGTGACTTCAGTTGTTTCATAATGATGTATTCCATTATAAAGAGTGTTATAATCACCATACTTATTCAACACATATCTATCGAAACCATCTTGTGTTAAAGGCCATTCTGTTTGAATGTTAACTACATTATTGCAAATAAGAACTAACCAATCTAAAGTGGAATCTCCATAAACTTCAAAAGCAACATTATCTGGACGATCATTTCCTTGAATTTTATACTTTTCAAAGAATGCCAGGTCTTGGAAAATATCTTCACGAAGTTTTCCTTTCTTGAAAATATTTTTTACTTGAATATAATCTCCAATATTAGCATTTGGCAGTCTGCTAACATAATCAAAATTTGGAACTTGACGGAAGTATGGATTTGCCATTTTAGTAACCTATTTCTGTGTCTGGACCACCCGATCCTGTACCCAACCCATAATCATCATTAAAGATTGGTTCAAGTTCTGTAAATTGCATTTGAATTTCGTATGATACCATTGCACCATCAGTAAATGTTGCATAATTACTTTCTGGAGTATAATTTACAACAAAAGAAAGTAATGCACATTCTTTTATTTTATTAATAAATTTGTGTTCTTCACCTTTGTGAAGATACTGAATTTGAAATGTGTGGGGTGCTTTTAGAAATAGATTTGATTCTGTTCTAATCGGAGACATTCCTTGCTTAAAAAATCTAATAATACCACGAACACTTTCTGCTTCTTTTTTGCTTCTTGGACTTAATTTAAATGTAAAATTGAATGGTCTCAATTGAGGTCCATTAAATAACAATTCCATATTTGGGTTCAATACCGCTCCTTGTGTTCTTGATAGTGTATTCTGAGTTCCTGTTGCTTGCTCTGTAAAATAGGTTTTTGCGGCATTTCTTACTGCATCCGCATTATTAGCAACAGCATTTATTTTATTATTAGCCGCATCTGCACCAGCACCTCCGCCACCTCCAATTGCCGCATCTGCAATACCTGCCAAACTTGCTTGCATTACATCTATAGAATTTGATCCCCAATCTACTAAATTTCCATCACCTATTCCTCCCGGAATTGGAAGAGTAACAACTCCTATAATATTTTTATCTTTCCCTGAAGGATTTATTTTTCTTCTCTCATTAAAAGCAGATAAACTTTCACTATTTCCAGTATTGAATGTTTTTGGTGAGTATTTTACCATACTAAATTGAATTACATCTTGAAATTTTAGTTGTATTTTTTCTGGATATTGTAGTGTAGGAAATTGATTTCTTGTTCCCCCCTGTTCTTTTTTAAGATCTTCTGTAACAGAAGCTGCGGATGCTGTTGTTATTCCTGCTGATGTTCCAACATTTGCTAAAGAACTTTTAAATTCTTTCGAATCTTTTACTTTTGCAAGTTCGTCCTTAGTTGATATTCCTGGAGTTGATAAAAGTTTAGTTGATTGTTGTTTATTTGCTTTTTCTGCGTTTTGTAGTTTGGTTAGTCCATATGATTTTGAAAAAGCATTGTATCCCTCCCCAGGTTCAACTTTTCCATCAACATTCGTTGTGGTAAGTAAACTTCTTTGGGTTAATGGAGTACCTCCTAGACCACTTACAAGATATAGTTGTCTTTGTCCTGTCGTTACATTTGTTACATTTGCATATCTATTGCCGTCCACAGTAAACTCTGAAGAATACTCTTCTGGTTTATTTAAATTTATATTATTCCACCCATTAACGGTTGGTCTATCTGCCATTATAGATATGGTTTTTATTTATTTAGACGGAATTTTCCATAACTCAATGCAATCAATTCGTCAAGTTCATTTGGACGAACGACATGTAATTTACCTATAACTTCTTCCCAAGTATAATTCCTTGATTGTCTCCAATGAAAGTTAATTCCTTTAAATCCCCACTTTTGAAGATCGGTACAAGCAATCAGTGGATGTTGGTCATAATCAATATCGGGAGTTTTTGGAGTATAAATGAATGTATAAAACTTTCCTGGTTCTGGATATAATACTTCTTCCTTAAAGACATCCATAATAATTATCATTATTTCTTCTGGATCTCTTGTGTCTAATGCAGCAACTCTTTTTTTGAGTTCTTTTATTCTTGTAGATGAAGACGTATCTTTATATTGACCGAAACCTTCTGCCATTATTTGATACCTAATTCGTCTTCGGTTATAATTTTAAATTCTAACATTCTATCCTTACAGAATTCTACGGCTGCTTTCCACTTTGCTTGATTGACTGCATAAGTTTTTGCTTCGTATAGAAATCCTTTTGTCACTCTTGATTTTGGTTTTGGTGGTTGAGTTTGTTTTTTTGGCTTGACTTCAATCACATAAGTCTTGATTTGTCCTGTACTTTCTTTGAGTTTGATGATAAAATCTGGAAAGTATTTATGAACACGATTATCAACAGGAGAGAGATAAGGAATCCAAAACTCTTCACTTCCCCATTCAATTATATTTTCATTGATATCGCACCAAGAGCAGAAACGTCTTTCCCAACTGCTCCTACAAATAATATTATTTGGATCTCCTTTATATTTGTTTGGATAAGATGGTCTGTATTTGCTCTTATAACTTTCTGCCATTATCTTTACTACATAATATAACGCTTCAAAAAGTATTTATAAATGCCTACTAAAAGGACAGTAGCAGTCATTAAAGCAAATCTACTTCGCCCCGCACTGACTTCTCATTTTGAAGTTGAAATTGCAGCACCAAGTAATGCAGAGTTTACAAAATTTCTTAAATATAATGGAGTAAATTATAAGCAAGAACAATTGAATTTATTATGTTCCGAAGCAACTCTTCCTGGATCAAGGTTAGCAACTCTTGAAATTAATAATGATTTTACTGGCGTAACAGAAAGACATGCATATAGAAGAGTTTATGATGAGGGAATTGATTTTACTTTCTATGTTGATGCAGAAAATTATTTGCCAATTAGATTTTTTGAAACCTGGATTAAATTTATTGTAGATGAAAGTAGAGGAAGACAGAGCGATAAAAATTCGGGATCAGCAGATGCACATTATTTTTATAGAGCAAGATATGTAGAGGAATATGTTGCATCTGGACTAAAAGTTATAAAATTTGAAAGAGATTATACTGGACAGACTTTGGAATATGAATTTGTAAAATCATTTCCAACTTCTGTAACTTCAATACCAGTTTCTTATGATTCATCATCTTTACTTAAGTGTACCGTAACCATGACTTACATTAGATATATTTTGAACCAGGGAAGTACTGAAGGTGATAAAGAGTCTCAACCTCCAAAAAATTTCAATTTGACCAATGAGCAATTGGCTGCACTTAATGCTCAAGCATTTAATCCAAATTTAAATCTGACTTCATTGGGCGATTTCACTACAACTGGGGGAGTTAATTACAATCCTGCTGCTGCAACAGGAAATAGTATTAATGTTAAAGATGCTTATAGTGGAAATTATACACTTAATTTGAAATAAAAAAAAGGGTCATTAAGACCCTCATTCTCTTGCATCTGTCGGCGGATCGGGTAAAGGTAATATTGATATGATATAAGTCATACCAAGAATAGCACTTGTAAATATAAAATATCCGATTATTATTTTTTTTAGTAAATTAATCATCCTTTTTATAGGAACCAATCATTCCAAGAGCACCAGTAACTGCAATTAAATTTGAAAGTAAAAACCAATTTCCTTCAGCAGAAACATTCATTCTGTGACGAATTTCTTGATGTTGTGCTCCCACGGAAACTGCTTTTTCAAGAGCTTCCATATCTCTAATTCCCCAAGATCCAAAATAGGTTGAAAGTGCAACTCCATAAAGAAAAACAAGACCGAAGAAAATTTGTCGCATTTGTTTTGTTTGTTTGTCCTCATATTATAAGGCATTTTCTACAGAAAATCTATTCGGGTAGGCCACTTTACCATCCGGCCATTGCCCATAAATAATCATACTGAACTTTATAGGACATTATGCCTTTACCAAAGATTGCAACCCCATCATATGAACTTGAATTGCCATCAACAGGAGAAACAATTCAATACAGACCATTTTTAGTTAAAGAGGAAAAACTGCTTGTAATTGCTTTAGAAAGTGAAGATACAAAGCAAATTACAACTGCAATTAAGACAGTAATTAAAAATTGTATTCTTACAAAGAATATTAAGGTGGAATCACTTCCAACATTTGATATTGAATATTTGTTCCTTAATATTCGTGGTAAATCTGTTGGGGAAGAACTTGAGGTTAATATTATTTGTCCCGATGACGGAGAAACCCAAGTTCCAGTAAAAATTAATCTTGATGACATTCAAGTTCAAAAGAATGAGAATCATACAAATAAAATTAAAGTAGATTCTTCAATTATGATGGAAATGAAGTATCCATCATTAGACCAATTTATTAAAAGTAATTTTGATTTTAATGATAAAAATGCTATGGACCAATCATTTGAATTGATTGGATCTTGTATTGATAAAATTTATACTGAAGATGAAGTTTGGTCTACATCAGATGTAACTAAGAAAGAATTGTCTGACTTTTTAGAATCAATGAATTCGTCACAATTCAAGGAAATTGAAAAGTTCTTTGAAACGATGCCAAAACTTTCTCATACCATCCAAGTTAAAAATCCAGTCACTGAAATTGAAAGTGAAGTAGTGTTAGAAGGGTTAGCATCTTTTTTCGCATAGCCCTGATCCATATGGATCTTGAGAATTATTTTCGTCTTAATTTTTCGTTAATGCAATATCATAAATATTCATTAACAGAGATTGAAAATATGATTCCTTGGGAAAGGGATGTCTATGTTACATTGTTACAACAGCATCTCGAAGAAGAGCAAGCAAAACAACAACAAATGAGTAATGGACACTTCTAATGTCAAAGAATCTATAGATGAAAAAATTCTAAGGCTTCTTGGTCTTGAAGATGTCTTTGACTTGGATTATGATACTTACTTAACTCTTCTGAAGGAGGCAATGGTAAAGGGCAGAATGTCCAAAACCACAATTCCAACAGAAGAGATTGAGGCATTAACGAATGAATATAAGAGGGTAAAGGGAAAGAAAAATGAAGGTAGATTTCAAATAAAAAAAGGTAAAAAAATAAATTCATCTTCCTTTAATATTGGAAAAACAAAAGGACTGATTACTGCCAGTAAATCATTAAAAGCACTTCCTGCTGCGATTGGAACTTCTCCAGTATCAAAAAGTTTAGATGATAATATTTCTGCAATTACTGCTGCGGTTGTTTCTATTCATGAAACAATAAAGCAACAGCAAAATTTACTTTCCGGTTCCTTAGAAACTGATAGAAGACGTAGGGAAAAGGAAAAGGGAGACGCTGCAGAAAATAAATTAGAAAAGAGATTTGAAGGTCTAAAGAAGATTGCAGAAAAGGTAATCGCACCAGTCAAATCTATTCTTGATAAGATAATAAATTTTCTTGTTAATGTTTTACTTGGTAGAGTAGTAATTAAACTACTTGATTGGTTAGCAGATCCAAAGAATGCAAGTAAGGTAAAATCTATTATAAGATTTATTGGTGATTGGTGGCCTGCCTTATTGGGAGCCTATGTTCTATTTGGGACAACTTTTGGTAAGTTTGTTCGAGGAACAGTTGGAATGCTTGGGAGATTTATCTTCCAAATAGGAAAAGTTGCAATACCCCAACTTTTAAGATTAATTAAAAGTCCTTTAGGTGCTGGTGTTGCTTTATTTACTGCAGGTGCTACTATACCTGCAATGTTCCCAGGAACTGTAAATGAACA